TCTACCCGGGCGGGCGGAACGACCCTGAAATGCAACTTATTGAGCGTACGACTGCAGTTGAGTGGTTTTTGCAGGAGTATGGTGCTGAATTTGGTGCATTTGTTGGCAAGATTTACAGTGAATTTGACCCGCACCTGCATGTAAAGCCGCACGTGTTTAACCCTGATTGGCCTAATTATATAGCGTTTGACTGGGGCTTTGCGGCGCCCTTTGCTGCCATTGAGTTTCAGGTTGACCCTTGGGACCGTGTGTATGTGTGGCGTGAACATTACCGCACACACCTTACGCATGCTGAGCACATGGCCATTATGCGGAATCGTGAGCAGCCTGAAGGCTACCACCTGGACATTGGTTTTGGCGATGCCGCTGATCCGCAGGCCGCGATGGACTTTAGTGCCAACTTTGTGGGTACCTATGCGCTTAAGGAAGCCAAGGCTAACTGGCGTGAAGGTGTGGACCTTGTTAAGACTTTTCTGCGGCCGCGTGATGTGCTTACCCTTGACGGTGGATTAGTTGTTGTTGATGAGTACGGCACACCGTTGCAGGAGCCGTGGCTTTACATTGACCCGTCGTGCCAGAACATGATTCGCGAGTTCAACAACTACCGTGTTGCGAACACGCGGCCGGAGGTTAATCCGCGTGAAGCTGCGAAGCGTTTCGACGACCACGCACTTGATGCGCTTCGGTATGGCCTAATGCACGTGTTCAAGCTAGGCTGCACGCACCATTTGACGGAAGTGTACGACGCACCTGCGGGCCTTTACAACCCTTCACCTTACGATGCGCCACCCGGAACTGGTGGGTTCTTCTCTTCCAATATGCTTGACGAGTTCTAGGTTTAGGAGCTGGACATGACCATAACTGAACCGGCCCCTGTGGTGTATGAAGGAGACAGCCCGCGCATTAATGGACGCGAGTACGTCGATGACTCTGCGCGTTCGCTTGGTGAGTACATAGAAGCCCGTCGGATTTCGCTACACGAAGCCATCAATAGTGGTAGCTACCAGCTAGTGGGTGCTAATAGCGAGCCTGCGTACATTATTCTTGCCGATCGGGGAAGTCCACCCATCGATGAGAACCTTGCACTGATGGAGCTTGGAGCTGCGTACCCTTCACCTTATACCTCGTGGACGCGCCAGGAGTGGAATCCTAAGCTGAATGGTCGGCAGGGCCTGCGTGAGTACTACAAGATGAAGCGTCTTGATGGTACTGTGCGGGGTGCGCTGCGTTTGCTTAAGACACCAATCCTTGCTGGCCGTTGGTTTATTGAGCCTGCAAGCAATAGTACACGTGATAAGAACATTGCGAAGTTTGTCGAGAACAACCTGTTCTATGGGCTGAATGTTTCCTGGGCCAACCTTGTCACGGACATTCTGTTGTTCTGTGAATACGGCTATATGCCCTTTGAAAAGGTTTACGACATCAACATAAAGGGCGAGGTTGTACTTCGTAAGCTTGCTCCTCGGCACCCACTAGACATTCGTGAGTGGCGTTACGATAAGAATGGTGGTCCTGAAGGCATCGTAATGGAGCAGACCGAGGTCGATCAGGAGCCGATCTTCATTCCCATCAGGAAGATTGCAAACTTTGCGCTGGAGCCCGAAGCGGGCGATATGACCGGTATATCCGTTCTTCGCTCCGCCTATAAGCACTACTTCTACAAGGACACCTTCTACAAGATTGATGCGATTCAGAAGGAACGTCACGGTATTGGCATTCCAGTCATCAAGCTGCCGATGAATTTCTCGGCTGCGGACAAGGCTGCTGCTGACCAACTTGGTAGGAACCTCAGGACCAACGAGCGTGCACATGTTGTGCTGCCACCTAACTGGGAACTACTGTTTGCTGAGCTAAGTGGTCAGCCCGTTGACTGTCTGAAGAGTATCGATCACCATGACAAGAAGATCATGGCGAATGTTCTTGCGCCGTTCATGGATGAATCCAACGTGGACCCCAAGTCTACCGACCTTTTCTACAAGTCCACACGGTACATTGGCTTGACCGTTTGTGATGTGTTCAACAGACACATTATTCCACAGCTGGTCGACTTCAACTTCCTTCTCGGTCCTGATCGGAAGTACCCGCAGCTTAGGGTGCGTCGTATTGGTGAGCAGGAGGACACACGTACCATGTCCTTCTCACTCCGCAACTTCGTTGGTGCTGGCATTATTATTCCGGATGACGACCTTGAGGACTTCGCCCGTAAGGAGCTTGACCTGCCGCCGCGTGATGAGGAATCTTCACGTGATTGGGTTATTGCACCGACACAGTCGGGCTTGCAAGCTACTCCGCCAGGAGCACAGCCTAACACTAACCCCTCAAGTTCCACTGTTCACTCGCCACAGCCCAGTCCTGCAGGTTTGCCAAGGCAGGCAGGTGTGCCGAATGTTAGTCCCGGGAGTAAGACTTCCGGCCGTGATAATTCGGGCTCGGCTCAAGGTAATTAATAACTTGTATGACTAGCCCGTTGTGTACACTTTGTACCATAAGTTATAATAGGACAGACGTGGAGGTGAACGGTGGCTAGGGCCAAAAAGGGTATGGGCTTCAAGGCCGCAGCCAAGTCTGTGGCAAAGAAGCAACGAATTCCCATGAAGCAGGCCAATGCTGTTATTGCCGCCGGTGCTCGTAATGCGAGTGCCGCCGCCAAAAAGAAGAACCCCAACCTCAAGAAGGTTGCAAGCAAGCGGCAGCGCTCAGCCGTTGCGAGCAAGCGTCAACGTGCGCGAGGTACATACTGATGAGTCAGAATTTTGGTTACTACGCTACGCTTAATGGTGCCACCTTTAGCGAGCAGGACCACACGGGCTGGCTTCATGCCATGGCGCCCGGTAAGTACCACCACCCGAAGTACGGCGAGCTAGACCTCGGTCTTGAAAAGATCAAGGCCTACGCAGACAGCGTGAACAATAACGTCCGTGGTATCGAGCTAGACATCGATTACGACCACAAAGAGGACGCTACTAAGGGACGCGAGGCTGCCGGTTGGGTGAAGAAGGCTGAAGTTCGCAACGATGGCCTTTGGCTATTCGTCGAATGGACCAAGACAGCCTTTGAGAAGATCAAGGAGAAGGCCTACAAGTACTTCTCTCCCGAATTTGCATCTGAGTGGCAGGACCCTAAGGGTGTTACCTACACAGATGTCCTGTTCGGTGGCGGAATTACTAACCGGCCGTACCTCAAGAACCTCCTACCCCTGAACCTCTCGGAGCTTTCGTTTGGTGAAGACGGTGAGGGTGGCAAGAAAGATCCCCAGGACGACAAGGGAGACGAAGTGGACATGAAGAAGCTCCGGGAGGCCCTGGGGCTGGCTGAGACTATTACCGATGAGGAGGTCTGGAAGACCTTCGGTGAGCGTCTCAAGGCCGCACCTCCAGCACCCACACCGGAACCGGTGAAGGAAGACCCCAAGCCGGAGCCCGTCAAGTATGCACTTGGCGAAGACCTCCGCAAGCTTGCAGAGACAAACCCGGCCGTCAAGGACCTGCTTGGTTTTGTTGAGCAGCTGGTTGAGACCAACAAGGAGAATGCATCGCAGCTCCGTGAGACGGCTGTTACAGCTCGCCTCAATGAGCTCGACACGTCCTCGCTTATCATGGTCAAGGCCGCCAAGGACCTCGCGCACGACATTGCGATGGCTTTGACGGAGAAGGAGACGCAGGATAAGTTCTTCCAGCTTCTCAGCATGATGCGCGACAACCAGGGTGTTCTGGTTGAGCTTGGTGAGCGCGGCAAGGCCAGCACCAACGGCTACGTTCGCGATCGCTCGGCGGAGGCTGCCTTCAACGAGCTGGTTGCCAAGAAGATGGCTGAAAACACCAAGATGCAGTATGCGGACGCTGTCGAACTGGTTGCGGGCGATAACCGCAAGCTGTACGAACAGTACCGCGAAGAAGTTCGCCTCGTGAAGACGGCCTAGGAGGAGGTGTAAAGAATGTCAAACCGCGGAGCTATCTGCATTCTCGACCAGGGCTATCCAGTTCTGTCGACTTACAACTCCTCAGCTGCTGGTGGTGTTACCAAGTTCCGTGCTGTCAAGCCTGCAACGGGTGGCACCATTGACCTGAATGTCGCTGCGACTACACTTGCATTCGGCATTGTGCAGGAGGACATTGACCAGGTTGACGTTGCTACAGGTAAGGCTGTCGCCAACGTTCGTGTTCTTGGCATCAGCAAGATGGTTGTGCAGACCGCTGCAAGCATCGCGGTCGGTTCACTGATCACTTGTGGTAGCGCTGGTGGTGCTGTGATTGCTGCGTCTACCAACAAGGTCATCGGCATCTGTGTTGGTGCTCCGGGCACCGTTGCTGCTGGTGACTATATCGATGTCCTTCTGACCCCGGGCGCAGTCGCCCCGTAATCTCGAGAGGAGTTGAAAGAAAATGCCAGTTTACGCTCCCTCAGGTGCGGGCAACGTCCATGTCGATCAGATTCTGACACAGATCAGCATCGCATGGCCCAACAATGGGCTAGTCGGCGGTCGTCTCTTCCCGTCTGTGACGGTGCGAAAGCAGTCCGACAAGTACTACATCTTCGGTCGTGAGGGATGGCTCCCTGAGTCCGGCGATGTTCGTGCTCCGGGCACGCGTGCCAATGAAATCCCTGGCCTGGCCGTGTCGACTGACACGTACTACTGTACAGAGCACGCACTGCAGATTGCAGTTACGGATGAAGAGCGTGAGAACGCTGACAGTCCCCTTTCGCCGGACCGTGATGGTGCAGAGCTTGTGACTGCACGTGTCATGCTCGGCCGCGAGCTGCTCCAGAAGACGCTCGCCACCACTGCTGGTAACTACGCTTCGGGTAACACTACGACGCTCTCTGGTACCGCACAGTGGAACGACTACGTGAACTCCGATCCCATCTCGGACATGCGTACGGCGAAGAGCACGATTCACTCGCGCATCTTTGCTGAGCCTACCCTTGGTGTGATTCCTTACCAGGTAATGACCAAGTTGGAAGACCACCCAGACTTCCTCGAGCGGATCAAGTACTCGGAGCGGGCGATCTTCTCGCCTGAACTGCTCTCGAGTGTTCTTGGCCTCGGTGAGGTTGTCGTTCCGGGTGTTGGTTTCAATAGCGCCAACGAGGGCCAGCCCGTTTCACTCGGCTACCTTTGGGGCAAGGACGTCATCTTTGCATACGTGCCTGGTCGTGCTGGTCTCAAGATTCCTGCTTACGGCTACGAGTTCCTCTGGGGTACCCAGTTCGTGGATCGGTGGCGGGAAGAGTCCCGTGTGTCGGACGTGGTGCGCGTTCGGCGTCGGTACGACAACAAGCTCACTGCTCTTGGTGACGCCGGTACGTCTGACGCGGGCAAGGCCATCGCTGGTTACCTCATCAAAGCGGCTATTGCCTAATTAGGAGGGGACAGTAATGGCTACTGGTTATCGTGCAGCAACAAAAATCAAGCACGGCGAGCCGGGCGGTGAAGTGAAGGAGTTCGAAGCGGGCGATCCCGTAGTTGGACTCTCTAAGGAGAGCATGAGGGAACTCTGGGATGCCGGAGCCCTTGAAGAGTACGACACTTCTGAGGAGAAGGAAATGTCTGAAGAGCCCATGGTTGAAGAGGTCGCTGAAGGCACTGAGGCTGCCGAAGGCACTGCTGAAGAGGGTGCCGAAGAGACTGCTACCGACGAAGGTGATGGGGAGAGCACACCTGAAGGGTAGTGGGAGCGGAGCGGGCTACCCTGGGGCGGGTGTGGATAGGTCAGCATGCGGATCCACATCCGCCCTTAAATAACACCTGAGGGAGGTGAACAATGGCACAGCGCATTACAACAGCGGAAGCTCAGGCTTGGGTGGAAGGTACCAAGTTTACTATCGCTGACGTGACAACTGGTCAGAACGCTGCACTGCTTACTGAAATTGAAGAAGAGGTTATAGCCAGAGTCAGCAGTGCCTACGACACCTCTACTTGGATTAATGATACTACTACGCCGCGACTAGTTCGTGTTGCTATAGCCAAGAAGTTTGTTGCTTGGGCGTATCGTCGGGCCTACTCAGAATCACTAGGTGATTCCGATGCCATGTACGCCTTCCTCTTGGAAGCCAACTCTGAAACGATTATTCAGGGTATTGTGGATGGGTCTATTGAGATCCCCACTATTCCTGTGGTTGTTGGCGAACCAATCTTCTACCCTGATGACGCCTCATCTGCGATGACACCTACCGTAGATGACACCTCACTGGGCCCCAACAAGTTTTCTATGGGTCAAGTGTTTTAGGAGGCGTCGTGGGATTTAAAATGAGCTCCAGCAAGAGCGCCGACGATCCAATCACTGGGTCTGAGATCAAGTATGCCGTTGGTGATGTCTTTCCGGAGTATATCCACGGTGGCATCGGTGCCGGTTGGGCGATCACACCTTCTCTGGGTATCGTTGCTCGCGACATGGACAGGCTTGCTCTTGCAATCGAAGACCTGAAGGTGCCACTTGCACGCAGCATTTTGCGCGTCGTGATTCCTTCCATTCGTACAAACTTTGCTGTCGGAGGCAGGCCTGCGTGGCAGCCTCTTGCTGACTATACCGTGGAGGTGCGCGGTTCGGCTGAACCCATCTTGTTCCGCACAGGGCGGCTACGTGAGGCTGCGACGAGTTGGGAAATTTGGGACGTCGGTAAAACTTCTGCTACGATTCGTGAGTTCCCACCTGACGCTTGGTACGGTGTTATCCACCAGGCTGGTATCGGTGGCATGAAGCGATACTACGAAGCTGCAAGGCGCATGCTGAAGAAGCAAGGCCGACCGCTGACAGGTGCAAACCTTAACCAAGAAGCGTTCAAGGCGATGGACTACGTTCTAGGCTCACCCACACAAGTTATACGGGGTGCCAAGAAGGGTCAGGCAGGCAAGTACGGACCGCTGAGTACTCAGGCTGCAATTAACGAGGTCCCGCAGCGGCAATTCCTAATGTTCCAAGAAGACGACATTGATGACATCCTACAGGTTTTCGCAGAATGGATGGAAGACGAAGCACGCAAGGTTGGCCGCTTCACAGGTGCGTCTGTTAAGCGTTCAGGCATCGACCTCCTGGGAGGTTTCTGATGGCTGATAACATGACCGACGATGTTGGTGTAATCTCTGATAGAATATACGACATCCTACGTGACGGGCCGACTATGGCGAGCCTCGGCTTGACAAGTGTTTGGTACGGAGATCAGACTTTAGTCCCCGATACCCCCTCGTTGTGTGTCGAGCCAGGACTTGTTAGGAGCCCTCTTGCGGGTGTGCCTGCACAGGTTGAAAACTCAATTGACGTAATAATGCTTCTGTACCACTCCAAGGTAGGTCCAACAGTCATCGGCTCTGACGGTGGCCAACAGGCCGAACGGCGTGCAGCAATACAATTTGCATATGGCATCAGGACTTTCTTGCACCAGAACCACTTGCAGCTGTTGAACACAATCGGTGATAGGATTACTATCCACAGCTGGGTAACAGAGCTCGATCCAGGTTATGCTTACAGAAATAACACCATGTACCATGCTGTTAAGATGACCTGGCAGAGCATCACTAAGACACGGTTGAGGTAAGGATGCCGAGATGATTAAGTACGTAGTAGAGAACACTACGGAGGAGAGCGTTACCGTTGACGGTCTCGGCGTTCTTCTCCCCAAGGAGAGCCTGGATG